GGCAGCAGTTTTCTAGCCAAACCAGGCATGAACTTATCTGGGCTGAGCTCCACCTCCGACCCCTCAGATTCGGTCTTGGGAAATAGAATGCCCTTCTGGTCTAAAGTGTCAGCCAGGTGTGAACAACCACCACGCATGAGAGACATGCGTTGAAACTCCCTGGGCTTCATCACCATGCCCAGACCGGCGGTGGTGCTGAGCGCCTGGTCCCCAGTCACTGACGAGAGCAACTTCATGAGGTCCTCCGGGATGTCCGGCTCGCTCTTGGTCAGGAGTGGTACTGCTTTGGAAGTCAGGTTGCTCGGGACGTGGTCCTTCTTAATCTCGCCTTCCTTCTTCTCGGCACCGGTCTTCAGCGCCTCGACGAAGTCAAACTCAGCCTTCTTGTTGAGCAAGAACCCAAAAGGAGTGCGCGCCTTCTTCTTCTGCCCAGGAGGAAGAAACATCTCTGGGTTCGTACTACGGAGCTCCGCGTCCCGCTCAGCTCGAGCTACAGCTGGGTCCTTACCTGCAGCAAGTAGATCTTCCTCCCACTTCTTGGCGCCCTCCCACGTCTCGTACGTATTACCTTTCGCATCTGTGAAGACACCAGCTGACTTCAACAGCTCAGTATCCACGTCGCTGTATCCCAGGTCGCTGGCTACCTTCGCACTGGGCTCTGCCCCCTCCATCTGACCAGCACGCGCGATGTACACCATCACCTTGGCAGTACGGTCGGCACCAATGAACACGAAGCTGATGTCGAAGAAGCGGGGGTAGTCGTTGTAGACGAAGACCTTCCTGCCATCGGGCAGGATGCGGTTCATCGCCTTCTTGCAGTAGTCGTCGTAGTCATCCCGGGTGATGCTGAGACCAGGGATTCCTACTCCGTTCTTCGCCTTGAGCTTCCTGTGGAACTCGAGGACGGCAAGGCCAGGATGCTTGTGCCTCTTCGCATTGAAGGTAGTGTGAGCCTCCTTGTAGAGCTTCCAGTCCAGGGTGATGGAGCTGGTGTCGAACGGGACCTTGCTACCCATGCTGACATCGGGGAACTGACCTTCCTTGAGCTTGTCCCAAACTGGAACGCCACCGAAGTTGCAGCACTTGTCGTAGTCGACCCGGACTACGAGCTCCACACGCTTCATCTGGTCGTTCCACAACGCGAGCTCTACCTGCCCATAGGCTCGACTGGGGTCCTTGTTCCGATGATGCGCGAAAGGGTGAGCGTTGTAGAAGGTGGGGAACCCGTACGGCCAGCTCTTTGCCAGCACCTTGTCCGTTAGTGGGTTGCCCGACCAGCCAGGAGGCGCATGGATGAGCGCCGCCTCGGGGAAGTGGTCACCATTGATATTCGAGTTGTGTACAGCAACACCGCTCGCAATGAAAGAGCGGTCTCCTTCAACCGTCAGGTCATACACCTCTCCTTGCCAACCATAGCTAATAACTTTCTTCACCGCCGAGAGGATGAAGCCATCTGGATGCAAGTAGCTCTTCGGCGTTCCTCTCCCCCGTAGTTGCCCACCACTGACACTCAACTCGAAGATAGGGTTACCATTGTACCAAGAAGCCTTCTTATTGTGACGACCACTGATGGAAGCGACCAACCCCAAACGTGCAAGAAGCAAGCGCACACTACGAAGAAGCTGAGCCGAGGCAGAAACACAACGGATGGTTCCCTCCTCCTTACCCAACCCACGGACGCACCCATCACCGGCGGAGTAAGCATCGAAAAACACCCGCTGCCACTCATGCGGCATCCTCAACAGTGCATCACTGAGCTTCTTCTCTGTGGAGGGCGTCCCAATGTGCTCTACGCACAGTCTAGAAAACTCAGCGAAGCATAGTTGCAAACGTATAGAGGTACCCGATTCACTCGGATAGTCCTGCAGACCATGCTCAAGTACTTCAGCACATCGACGGGCTTCTTGAACTGTACTCTCTTCATGCCCAGATACCACGTAGATGACGGATGCTGGCCTATCATCATCACGGTCGTAGCGATATGCGATACAACCCTCTGCCGCGTACAGTCCCATCAAGAAGGCGACTTCTGGGCAGTTCCACTTCTCATCTCCAAGGGCTTCCGAATCCTCTTCCAGTGGGAACGGCTCAGTAATGTAATCGCCCGGCCGCAATAAGGAGATGGGAATCCAGGAGAAATCTAGCTCCGCTATCGCACGCTCTCGCCGATACTCAACAGGTGCGTCAGTATCCCCCTTCCAGATAATTCGACGCTTTGTGCGGATGAAGTCATCCCTTAGGACTGAACGCAGCTCATGGTTCGACGTTGCGCTCAATGCTGGAGCCGTACTTGGCAACCCCTGAACGTACAGGTCGCAAAGCACTGAGGTGTCACGAACACTACGTGCTCTGACACGTCTGTAGCGATTCATGTGCGTCAGCACCTCATCGCCTGGTTCAATTTCCTCAATCGGTTTCTCACCCTCCGCCGTTTCAATCAACGTGCCTGCCGGGAAGCAGCCGAAGTACTCCCCCGCCGCCATCGCATTGACCAAGACGTACTGAGAGTTGGTCTGCGGTCTCAATCCCTCGATGTACTGGAGAACTGGAGGTAAAAGAGAGGCGGACGCGTTCTTCTCGAACTCACCGTCAGCAGGACCAAACAAGGGAACAGCTACATACCCCAGCTCATTCTGTGCCGAGAACGTGCTGACCTTGAGCATCAGTACTTACGTTTCATAGACGGCGAGAACGGGGAGTGGTCTGACTTCACACCCATTGACAGCTCATGCGCTGGACGGTTCTGCTGCATGGCCTCGGCAAGAGCAAGTCCTGCTGCATCCCTGTTTCCCACCATCTTCTTCATGTAGGCGCCGGCAATCAACGGGTCTCTTCCGAAGCTGGGGTTGGCACGGCGCAAAGATGTGTAGGACTGGTTGAAGAACTTGGGGTCATCCTCCTTCAACCCCTGCAGCTCAGGGTCGTTGTCCATCATCTGGTTGTAGTCGTGACGCTTTCTCAAGGCGCCCACTACCTTCTGCGCGGCTGGGATGGCCAACGTTGAACCCACCACCATCGCCGTTTGCATTGCACCGTGACGGAGGTCTTGCCCAAGCTGCACGCCAGTACCAGCAGAAGTCAGCCCCTTCCAGACGTTTCCCAGGTAGCCTCCCTCTTTCCTGAGCTCGAAGTACTCTTCGACCGGATTGCTCATCAGGCGTTCTCCTGAATGTGCTGCTCCGCCAGACGTCGAAAGGTGGCAAGCTTCTCCAGCCCACCCATGATCTCATCCCTACTTACCCTGAGCTCCGCCAGCTTGATGACCGTTTCGCAGTACCCAGAGAAGGTTCTGACTAGTGGATGGTCCTCGTTGGCCAAATGATTGACACTAGCCGTCTTCTCGAGTGAGGCGCCGAGCTGGTCGTAGCTCATCACGTCCTCTTCCTTGAGCCGTGGGCCAATGAGGGCGAAGGCGCTCTTCACCAACTCCGGTGGTGGCTCGAGTACCTGGAACCAGGCCGAGAGGATGTGGCCGAGCGGGATGTCCTCCATCACCGCCTGCTTCACCAAACCGTAGAGCTCCTGGTTGGTGTCGAGTAGCTGCACCTCGAGCTCGGAGATACTTGCTGTGGCCGAGTCACGAGCGGAGGCAAGCTTGTACTGAGCGTCCTCTACATCCTGGAATGGACTCTCGAACGGGATGGGAGCGTCCTCAGCCTTGAACACCTCGGCCAGGATGACGTCTGCCTCGTTGACCGGCTCCTGCACACTGGCCGTTTTCTCCAACCCGCTAGTTGGAACGGCGGCAACGGACGAAGCCTTGATGACTTCGGGACCATGACTGTAGTCCTGGACACCACGGTCGAAGACCGTTCCGCCGCCGCCATCATTGAGGTCCTTCAGTACCTCTGAGGGGTCCGCCGGACCACCCTCGAAGCTCACGTACTTCGCCGCCGTACTCTCCTTCTTGAACTCGGTGAGGAAGGCGTTGGTGTTGGCGAACTCTACTACCCGCTTGACCTGCTCGGGGCTGAGACCGGCGTGCTTGACCGTCTCCACCACAGCATCGTTCAGCGTGCCGAACTTGCCACCGGAGTAGCCGCTAGCTGCATGCTTTCCAAAGGTTTCCAGCTCTTCTCCCGAGATTGGACGAGCTGCAGACTGCTGAAGGAGTGTCTGTGAGGGCAGGTCGTACATGAGAACTCCTAGAAATATCTGACAAAAGAAGTACCATGCTCCGAAAGCGCATGGGAAGAAACGGTTTGATTGACGCCCACGAGGCGGGGAAGCTCCTCGGTGTCACTCCTCAGCAAGTCCGGCGGTATGCTCGTGAAGGTATTCTAGCAGCCTACCTTCCAGAAGGCAGCAAGCTGGGCAGTGAACAGTTCTATAACATCGACGAAGTACGGGAGTGGGCCAAGAAGAAGAGCGAGAAAGTAAGCATCCACAAGGTCTACGCCATCTCCGTGAGGGCTGAGGCTATCGCCCAGTCCAACCGTAGAGAGATAAACCGCCTACGGATGCTGACGGGGTGCAACCTAACCCCAGTCGAGTACGACGAAGCGTCAGTCAAAGACCTCTGTCTCAAAGCCAAGGACGCTCTCAAGAAGCCACCGACTGAAGTCACTGAAGTTGTTGAATGGACCAGGCACTTCTTCGGTATCCACAAGGAGTTCTTTCAACTCGCGGAGTTGTATACCGACAATCCACAACCCTGGCTCCCCTTCCTCACACTCGGGGAACTGATACACCGAAACTCCCCGATTGGCAGGTTCGTCTATGAGAAGGACCTTGAAGCCGCCTACGGTTACTTCAACTCCTCCCGAAGGCATCTGAACTTCGCCATCCACCTCTTTGTTACGATGAGGGAGGACTTGGCTGCAGCCAACAAGGTAATCCCCGAAGCGGAGACGAACGTCTACGAGCGGCTGATTAACCACCTCTACCTCCCTAACCTTGATCGACAGGACCCTGATAGCCACTGATGGTGTTGCCCTCCTCGTCCTCTCGACTCGGGGACAGGATGTCGGGACGCTGAAACATCAGCATTGACACCAACCAGCAGTACAGGAAGCTGTGGAATGAATCGTCTGGGTTTCCCTGACGGTGGTCATACACAATCATCCTGAGCTTCTCGTTGTACTCGGAGTAGATGTTCAGCATGTCGGTGGCGTGAGGCTTGTGGAAGTCTTCCCACCTTGGGAACTCACACTTCTTCTTCTTGATGGCATCGAAGATGGAAGCCATCACCTCAGAACGGTGAACCTTCCATCTCCCCATCTTCCCGTCGTAGGCCAACCGAGCATTGATACGAGCCATGTACTGAAACTTGTGAACTCTCTGCGGCCCAAACTCTCGTATGAGCCTGGAGTTCATCCCGAAACCGAATCCCCAGTCAGCCCCGATGAGCTGCACGTTGAACCGATGCAGCATCTCGTTGATCTTCACAATCTGGATTTCTGGGTCCGACTCCTCACCCACGTACCGGTGCATGTAGACCACCCGGAACTTCATATCGATGTAGGTAGCGATGGTGAGCACCGTGTAAGCAGCATCTCCAGTCCCCCAGTCGATGCCAGCGAAGAAGGGTTGGCCCAGAGACTTTGGACGAATTGCATCCAGAGTCTTCTCGTCCATCTGGTAGTCTTTACAACAAGCTCGAATCTGCGCCTGCGTCAGAGGACGGAGCCCTGATTCATAGCTGACACCCAGGACCTCGTTGAAGAACTTATCTCGGGGATACCGCTCGTAGTCGAGCAGAATCTCGTTCCAGTCCTTCCATGGCACCATGAGCTGAGGAATGCGGTAGCTCTCGAACGGTGCCTTGATGGGGTCCCACGCTACTTGCCACGCCCATTGCGCCCGCTCGTGCATCGGGTTGATGAGCTTGCCACACTTGGCGCAGATAGGACCCTTCTTCCCAATGTTCTTCTCGCCCAGGATGTTCCAGTTTTTACAACCTTCGCACGGTACAACCCACTCACCCTGTGTACTCTGGTTGCCTCGATACTCCTCGATGATGTTATCCAAGCTCTTCGGTGTGCCGGCGTAGACGAATCGCTTCATGCCGGAGGGAGCGTGGGCAGTACACTGCTCGATGACCGGGATGTTGTCCCTCAAGATATCCTGAATCTCATCGAGCTGCAGCATCCAAGCCGGGATGCCTCGAGCGCGGTCAGCGTTGAGGAACGCGTACCGCATGGTGATCTTCGAGCGGTTGATGAACTGCTTCTCCAAGATGTTCTGCGAGAGCATCTTGGTGGTGAACCGCTTGAGTATCTGGCTGGTCTCAATCGGCTCCTTGATACGGTCGTTGCTGAAAGTCTTGGTCTGAGTAGCTGAAGGACTGACGTACAAGACTCGGTATGCCTGTACGAGACTCATATAGCAAAGCGCCTTGTTCCCCAGCATGGTCGACTTCTCGACCTGCCGAGCGCAGAACAACAAGACGCGGGTAGCTGCAGTATTGTAGGGTCGGTAGAGGTGCCGGCGACCATCAAACGAGAACTTCTCGTAGGTCAGTCCATCCTCGGTAGGCATCTTGAAGACGCCATGAGTGAACGTCGATGGTTTAACCTGCTTGACCTTGGGAGCTTTCTTCTTGGCCTCCCTGAGGATGATGGGGTCTTCCTCAATCGCAGGCTCGGGATTCCATATCTCTTCCTCGTGCCAGGTGTCATCATATGGGTCCTCGTAACCCTCCTCTACTTGAGGTAGGCTACTGAAGTCGATGGCTGGTTCACCCACAGACGATCTCCAAGAGACTCAGGACCCAATCGAAGCACTACAGCAAGCCTGGGGCTGGCTGAGTGCTGGTGGCCCACACTTCAATGGTGGGTACACGTTGAACACGGACGCCATGGCGGGCCAACACCGAGCCTCCTTCGGGTTCACTGAAGCTCCTCCGAAGGAACTACACCGTAGTGTCAATGGCATCATCCGTGGAGTCATGAAGGATTGTGGGTGGAGCGCCAAGTACTTCAAGTACAGCAAGCGCTCTCTCGAGTTCACCCTTATGCCATGGCCTCTGTGGCGGCAGAAGGAGGACCAGCTTGAGCGTGAAAAGTACCGTCAAGCTGCTCGAAAAAGGCTTGAAGGAATGCATCTGGGTCCAGCAAGTGTCCGTACCCCTGAGCCTTGAACCACCACGAAGCGACCTCAGTGGTGTACTTCGCTTGTAGCCTGGGTGCCTCAGCCTCGAAGTAGCTCCTTGCTACCACATCAAGAGTCTTGGGGAAGGTCACTAGCCACCAGTTCCTCAACGGGTGGGCTTCATCGGGTTTGACACTACGCGGAAGGAAGAAGTGAACCACCAGGTTCTGCTGACCCTTACGATCTGTCTCCATCCGGTGCTCTACCCGAAAGAAGTTGTAGTCCTTTTGCTTGAAGAACATAGGCTCAGGAGACATCGCCCCTTCCTTTCCCCATACCTTGGCCTCTTGCGCAGGGATGTTCGACTCGTCGAACTCTTCTGGGACTACATAACGCTCAGTCATCTTCTTCGTTCCTCTCCCGCAGTAGTTGCATGTCAGCCGTGTGCTGCCCCTCGCTCAACACCTCCACTAATGGGGGCTGACTGCTATCGGTGTCAAGAAGCATCGCCATGACATCCCGTTGTAGCTGGTCATCAGGGCTGCCAACAATCTCCAAGAGCTCCCCCATGTTCCGAGCCACTATGGAAAAGTCTCTAGCGTGAGATGGAGACTGGGGACCAGTCACCGCCAGTGACTCAATAGTACGAACGCCCGCTGCGTACTCAGCTGCCCTCAAGATTCTGGCCATGTCCACCTGCGACGGCAAGAATCCATAACGTATCTGGTTCATCATCCCAGCCAGTGGAAGGATGGGAGAGTTGGCCGCATTGTGCCGTGGGTCCATGTACGTTGCGGACTTCATCGCCTCCCGCTCCTTGAGGTGCATGACGGTGTCACCATCGTCAATCATGTTGTCTACACGCAACCTGAGCAGTGCACGCATCTCAGTGGAGTCCACTAGAGATAGGTTGAAGAAGAAGTGGAGGTACCGACGCAGTATGTCAGGGTCGATGGTGAACTTCATATGCGCCAGCCGACTACAGATAGTCGATGGGTGGTCTTCCACCAGCACCATCGACTCGAGCGCTTCCTTCGCCCTCGGAGTATTCAGGAGCTTGAGCGCTCCCAACGTCACCCTGTCCTTGTGAAACATCGTGTGAATCTTCTCCGCCGTCAGGAAACGGTAGGAGGCACGATGACTGTCGTTGTTTGGATAGAAGGGCTTGGGTGGCTTCACCCGCCGTTTCAACCTGATGAAGTAAGTACCACCAGGCCAGTCAAGTTGGTGCTCTCGCACCGTGTGCTTGATGTCCTCTTCCGTGTACCCGTCAGGGTGACACATCAAATATTTTATGTAATACTCTGCGGGAGACCTACGAATCATGCCTGCACCCAAAAACCTTGCCGGAATGGTATTCGGCCGACTCACAGTACTGAACAGAGTGCCCAACAAAAGGCGGGCCAAGTGGCGATGCCATTGTACTTGCGGGAAGACCACGCTCGTTCTCTCCAACAACCTTCTCAGCGGTCGCACTACCTCGTGTGGATGCCTTCACAAAGAAGGGCTGGCGAATCGCCGACGAACACATGGAGAATCTGGCAAGACGGTTGAGTACCGAACGTGGAGGGCCATGCTCAACCGGTGCAACAACCCTAATGTCATCGGCTACGAAAACTACGGAGGTAGAGGAATCAAGGTCTGCAAACGATGGCAGCGCTTCGAGAACTTCCTGGCTGACATGGGACGACGGCCTAGTACCACACACTCGATTGAGCGAAAGGATGTGAACGGACCATACAGTCCCAACAACTGCTGCTGGGCTACTCCTGAAGAGCAAGCTAGAAACAGAAGGACGTCTAGGCTTCTCACTTACGAAAGAGAAACCAAGACGTTCGCTGAATGGTATCGCTCCAACAGAATCCCGGACTATATCCTCAACAGGTTGCGGCGAGGATGGTCGACAGAAGAAGCCGTCAACACCCCCAGATACACACGTAGACGCAAAGCTACACGAGTTGGTGGGCATACAACCCTCCCTTCACTCGAGTAGGGGTCCGGCGAATCATCCCCTCAGAAAGTGGCGCACTTCCGAGAGAAGTTCAACTACTTGTATTTACGAACCCTGGAAAGCCAGTACTTTTAGGCCCTCGATGGTCTCCTCAAGAGAGCGTACTGCCCGCTCTAGTGACGAGCCTTGAATGTTCGACAGGCCAAGACGCACACCCAGGAGTAGCTCGCAGAGCTTGGTCTGGCTGTCCTCGATGTCCGGCAAGTAGCTCACGTACGTCAGGATGTTCTCGGGGTTGATGAAGCCCAAGCTGAGTACCGTGTCTACCGTCGTCGGGTCGGGAAACGTCGCCGCCTCCTTCAGTAAGTGAGGCTGCTTGAGCTGAGGTAGTCGCTCGAGTATCTCTCCAGCTCGAACCATCGCCTCCTTGATTTGCTCCTTCTTGGTGGAGAGCTGTCGACCACACTTCACCGAGGCTGAGTTGAGCCCAGTAATGACCGACGCCAGCTTCTCAGCCCCGTGGACCTGATGGACTCCCAGCCCTGCCAGCAAGAAAAGGGCCCCATTGATGTCGAGGAAGTTCCGCTCGTCACTCGCCAGCTTCTCCACGGGGTGCCCACTGAAGGAGAAGGTTTGGCCGTCTGACCGGACGACCACCTGAGACATCTTCTCCTCACCCTCAGGCGCATCAAGCTCGGGGACCGCCTCCTCAGACTCTCCCCCAATCAGGGAGATGGACTGGCTTCCATCGAGCGGCAACCAGTTCCATGTCTCGGGAACCAGCATTCTACCCTCGCCGCTGCTCATCACCTCCTGGATGTTGGGCTGAACGCTAACCTCCACCGGGCTGCCATCGAGCGTCGTACCCTGCCAGACCTTGGGTTGGTCCTGGTCAGTGAAGGAGCCACCCAGCTCGAGCGGGATGGTCATCACCACCGAGCCATCGTCCACCACCGTGTAGAAAGCGCCGTATCCACCCACCGGGCCACTGGGAAGGTTGGACCCCTGACCAGCCGGCTCTCCCTCGATGTCTGCCTGCACCGCCGTGTGCGACCCGTTGGTGAACAGCGCCAACGGGACCGTCTCCCCAGTGGTGTCGATGAGCTCAGGGACCACGAAGCCCACGTACTCAGCACCCTCGGTATCCTTCACCTTGTACAGACCGAAGGTCTCCACCGGAGCCATCTCGTTGGTCGCTTCCTCACCAACCACGCCCTCCTCATCCTGCATAGTCACTGCTCCGGAGGTGTCCACATCCTGAGCAATCTTCACCCCGAAGCGATGCACGACCTCTCCTCGGTCGACCAACACCTGCTTCGGCGACCACATGAAGTGATTGGCGGTCTTGACCATGTAGCCCTCGGTGCGCTTCTGCACCTGGACGATGGACGGAGCCAACAGTCCTTCCCATGAAGCCATCTTGGCCTGCTCGGGTGTAGCCTCCACCACCTTGTTGAGCACTGGGTACACCACACTCCGATGCTGGTAGAGCAAGGCAGCGTGCTTCGGGATGAGCTCACAGAACGCCACGTGGTCAGCGTGGTTGATGGTAGGAAGGATAGCCTCGAGTACTGAGCTAGTCTTGGTACGAAAACGGGCCTCACGACCCGCTCCTTCAGCAGCTCGTTCTGCTTTGAGCGCACGCCCTTGTGTTCCAAGACCCTTATAGAGCTCTCCTACAGTCCCTTTCCTCTGCCGCTGTGCCTTGCTGAAACCCTTTTCAGCAGTGGCCTGCATACCCTTCTGGGCTTTCAGTAGTCGCTCTGGTGATGCCCCAGAGTCCTCAATAGCACCAAGTACCTTCTTGAGAGAGACTGCATCTTTCTCTAGGGTCCCTGCTCCACCAATCTTCACCGTACCCTCAGGCACTGGAAGTGGGCCCTCCGCTAGGTTCTCAGCACCCGTTCCCAGCTTGCCGCCGGCGAGACCACCACCAAGGAGACCCAGGATGGGCGCGCCCACCTCATCTCCTATCGCACCACCTGCCAAGGCTCCTGCAATCCTGCCAGCTGACTCTACCTCACCCCTCGGAGCCTCGTAGACTCCAGCTTCCTTCTGCTGTTCCTCAGTAGCTGCACCGAACAGGAACTGCTCGAGCTCCTGCGCCGAGCTGAGCTTGTAGCCCATCTGCCCACCGGCGTTCAGAGCCACGCCTCCACCACCGAATCCTCTACCTGTCCGATACGGTGGGTAGAGCTGCCCAATCATGCTCTGGTCACCTGGTGTCTTGCTGGTGACATCGAATGCCTGCGGACGGAAGAGGGACTGCCGCAAGCGGTTCTCTGTCAATGGCACTACCTTCGACGAGTCGTTGATGAGCAAGTCGAAGGGAGAGAGCTTCTTGTCCTTGATGACGAAGGGAATGCGAACCGACCGCACACCAGTGGCCTCCATCTCCATGTCCGATGCACCCTGTGGAGTCTCGGTCTGGTTCATGATCTCGACATGCCCAAACCCATACCCCCGCTCGGCGTCAGCCTTCTGCATCTCCACGTGGGGCTGGTAATCCGTGATGTATGGGACTTGCTTGTACAGCTCCTGGAGAATCTCCTGCGGCCACTGGTTGGGGTCCTCCGGGAGGTCCACCTCTCCAGCGGTCTTCTCGATGGACTCTTCAGGGCGGAAGAATAGAGGCTGATGGTCTTGCATGGCGTCCTCTAGCTGATGCCTACGGTATCGTGATTATGGCAAAGATGGCGTCTATAGCAAAAGCGGCACTGCCCAGGAGTACAACCCCTCCAACTGTGTCGCCGGCGCCAATAGTGTTACTTCCGTCCACCAATCCACTGTTGAACAACGTCGATATGTCTGCGCCAGTAGTAGCCAACGTGTCCCCATCAAAACTGAATCCGAACACGGTGGCTCCCAAGCTGGCTTGTAACTCTGCTGCCAGAGCCAACGCTGGAATCTTGATGGCCAACACTGCTTCAATGGCCAGCTGCAGCCCACCCAACTGAATCGCTAGGGTAGCAGAGAGGTCAGCTACTATGTTGAGCTGCGCAGTTACTCCAATTGTCGGTAGGCCAAGCGCTGCTTGCAGTTGTACAAGAGCGTTGGCCAACAGCTGTGCGTTGATGGTGGGGTCAAACTGAACGGCTAGTGTAGCCTGTGCAGCCAGTGAAGCGTTGAGCTGTGCAGCCAACAGAGCTTCAAACGGACCAATACCGACGCGGGTGAGCGCGTCCAGTTGAATAGCCAGTGGATTTAGAAACCCGAGGGCCGCTGCCAAGCCCACGTTGAACTGCCCCAACGAGGCGGACTTTTCTTGACTGAGGGGCATTACGCTAAGACGGTCGGGTTACCTGTGCGAATAACACCAGTGAAAGTAGAGAGTGGATTTAGCTCTGTGGGCCACAATATTCCAAGTGCACCTGGAGGCTGCCCCGGCGTTCCAGGAGGTACAGGAATCACGAAGATTGGAGGTACTGCCGGGATAGCGATGGCTACAGTAGAACCCACTGTAGCAACCGGATTCTCTCCTCCATTGAGCGCAATGACTCCACCATCTCCACCAATCTGAAGCCCGGCCTTGCTCCTCAAACGAATCATCTTCTCCGACTCGAGCGTAAGGAAACCGAGGGTTTTCAGATGCATGTCCTCATCTGAAATGATGCGGAGCTTCTTCTTCACACGGATGAGTACACTTCCCTCTGCTCGCAAGAATCCTCCACCTCCACGGTCGAAGAAGAACTTCATCTTCGTACCCATGATGGCACTGGGGTCCGGGGTACCGTTCTCTGCATTGAACCCACCCGGGGCAATAATGCACTCAAGACAGACCGGCTGAGTTGTACCTATCTCCAACTCGTTGAGCCCTGCGAACTCCCCTGACTCATCCGGTGGTTCGAGAACTGGCTGATGCACCTTCCCCATCGCCACCTTGATGTCCGCCTTCTCATCGTTGGCGAACAACCGGAAGGTCTGACTGAACTCAGTCTCCGGGTTCTCATCAGTGGAGCTCGAGCTCACTCCCCAGTTGATGGCCCCACCCGTGTTCTGATGGGCGTAGTTCTGGCTGACATCCGTGACGATGTTGTGCATCGGGATGTAGATGCGCTGAGCCAGCTCGGTCGCTCCAATCTGCAACACCCCTCCCCGGTGCAGCACCATGAAGTTCCCGTCCCTGCCTTTGAGGACAATATCCCCAGGTTTCCCACGCGTTCTTCCACCGGCGAAGGTGGCAGGGCCCATCCCTCCCTCGGAGTCCGTGTCGTCCTCCTCCGGCTGGTCCTTCTCCTCCATTGGCATGATGAAGGCCAGAACGAAGGGCGGTGGACCATCACTCGGGATGCACACCAAGCACTTCGCATTGACTTCCGGCATCACGTAGATGCCCTCCCCACGATTGGGGTGCATGTAAGGTGAAGCAATCTGGATGTCGTTGTAGAAGCGAGAGTCGAACTGCGTGACTACATCCACCGTCCAGTTGATGTAGTTCACGTCTACTACTCGAGCCTCATGGATGTAGGCAGATTGACCACCATGCCCCCGTGTCATCCCCGTCCGCAACGCTGGTAGCGGTGGCTCGAATGGGTCTGCGCCGTCGAATGGCTTCATCAGTACGCCCACTTAGGCACATCTTTGAGATGTGGCTTCTGGAACTTGTGCTTCTCAGTCATGCCAAACTCAGCACCGTAGGCTATGCCAGGTATCGGATGTGCTCCATGTAGATGAGAAGAAGCACCCGTCATGGCTCCCTCCGCAATGGTCTGGCGCAACCTACGATGGTTCAGCTTAGCCATCCAATCTTCTTGTACTTCAAGTGGTGTGACGGAGATACCCTTCAGAATAGGCGTGTGTTGAGCCGGCCTTTTACCTTCGGCAGACAACCCCTTGTTCATTGCTCGCATGTTCGATGCAGCCTGATACTCACCTCGTACAATGTGGTCGGCATCACCAGGGTTAGTCACTCGAGTTAGGTCACTCATCCCCTTGACCACGAGCTCAGTGTGCTGCCTACGCACTCCCTCATTGCCATAGATACTGTGTAGCTCATTGACCAGGTGGTTCTGAACTACCTCCATGTTCCCAGTGGCCTTGTACAAGTCGTGCGGGTTCACGAAGGTACGCGTGGGATCAGACAAGGGTTGCCCCGCCTCTACCTTCATACCAACCTTCGGTGGCTTCCACCCAGGAGTAGTGACACCAGGCACTGACTGATGTAGAGGATTACCATACGGGTCCTTGGAAACATGGTGCTTTTGACCGCCAACCCACACGTTCACACCCAGTGGGTCTCGCTCAATCTTCTCCACCTTCCCGGACTTCATGGAGAGGCGTGCCGAGTTGGGAGGTTCCTTCGGCAGCTCAGTCAGATTCAGCACCCGCTGAAAGCTGTCGGCAATACGCGCTGTACCACCACCGCGCTTGGCGATGCCACCAGAGTGGAATGCCTTCATCGCTAGTTGCGTAGAGCGCTCACCTAGTGATTGGGTAGCCAACACACCAACGTTGGTGCCCTTCTTGAAGTAGTCCCCATCCGGCGCCAACCCTGCACACTTCTGACAGATACCCTTACTGTGCTCACACTTGAGCGCACTACGCACTGGAACAGTCATCTTCTTGTCAGCTGCTCGAAGATGACCCACCACATCTGGTGTCATGATAGTGCCGGCTTTGAAAGTCTTACCCTTCACCGTCATGTCCTTGGTGAGCTCTCGGTCGTAGATGTCGTTAGAGTTGGCCTTGAGGCTGATACCACGGTTCGTCCCACAGTCATCCTCGTTCACCACCAGACCCATGGAGGTATTCATGAGCTGTTTGGTGAACGCCCCAGGACCAGCCACCTCCTGAACCTTCTGTACTACTCCACGCCTGGCTCCAGACTGCTGCGTCCAGTAGCTGCCAACATCCAACCCTTCGGAGTAGCTCTTGGTCACTGGAGTGGGGATAATCTTGTTCTTTGCGTCGACGAGTAGCATGGGAGCAAGCTTGAGCTGCTGGTACTGGTCCCAACCTGGCTTCACTCCCGCCTGATTCATCATGTACAAGTTGCTCGGATTCCGCTCCATCTTGGTGGTGTGAACCTTCTTCATCTTGTCTGTAGCGTCAAACCACGCATCAGTAGTACGACGCTGCTTCTCCTTGGAGCTCAATCCAGGAGTAGCGTTGATCTGAGCTACCTTCTTCCGAGCTTGCGCTACCAGTGGGTCTCGAGTCTTCTTGTCAGTCTTGAAGTCATCCAGGCTGAAAGAGTGAGTTCCCATCGGAAGGAACTGAACGTTCTTCTTGGGGTCCTCCGCCTCCTTCTCCACTGCGAAGGCCGTGCCCTTGGTCTCCGGGTTGCGTATCCTGATGGACCCGTAGGAAGCATCGTAGCCAAGCCGCATAAGGTTTGAGGCTGACTCTCCAAACTCGGAGTTGTGGTCCTTGGCTAGCTGTGTGTAGGTGCTCTTGATGCCCTTCTTGTCCAAGCGAAGGTCGGTGTCATAAAGAAGCTGGTTCTGCATCTTCTCCGGTACTGCAGAAGCCAACATGATACGACCTGCTGTAGTCTTCTTCCCACCCACATTCACCAGGTCGGTGACCTTGGTCTTGCCATCACGAGTCGCTTTGAGTGCGTCCGTAGGGGTCTTGAAGCGCTTCTTCCCGTCCCCCGTGACCATGCTCATCTTGTAGAGCCCTAGGTTGCTCTCGAGCGTGGGTGTGTAGGCCACGTCCCCACTACCTGCATTGTACAGGTTGTTCGATGGCATCATGTCCTTGGCTTCTTCCACTGCCTCTTTACTGATGGGCACGAATGCACTCATCGTATCCCCATCGAAGTCGGCGTTGTAGCCACCAGTGACAAGTGGATGAATCTGAATGGCCCTGCCTGGTACCCGGTGGGCATTGAACGCTTGTACACTATGCTTGTGCAAGACCGGGTCACGCTTCAGAAGAACCGGGCGCTCTTGCATCACTGCATCAAGCGCCTTGTAGACCATCTTGTCCTTCTTCTTTTTGGCCAACAGGTCTTGGGCTTGTAGTGGGTCTCGAGCAGCTCCCAAGTCCACCAGCTTCTTCGTCACGAAGGGCCTGAACAGCGTCAGTGCCTTCTCCTCCGGGAGCCCCACATTGTCGATACCCATTCCTGGGTCGGGAGTGATAGTGGAGCGCATGCTCATGTCCTGCCGGCGCTTGAGCAATGTGCCTTGGAAGTAGCCCTTCTTTGGCTCCTTGCCATGGAGCTGAAGTAGTACGCCCTTGTCGTCACCCTGACGGTCAGCGTAGGTTCCACCTACTCCAACCAACGCCTTCAGCCCATCGTACAGCTCGGCGCGCTTGTCCTTCAGGTCCTTGTCACCCATGTACTTGCGTAGGCGAGGGTCCTTCATCTTCCCATTGACCTGGCCGAGCTGTGAGTAGAGTCCGTTGAGGTCGGCCCAGTGGACGTTCCCATCGGGAAGAACGGAAGCTGGTCTCATCGCCGGTGGAATGATGGGCAGGTTGTTGATGGAGTACGCTTCCTTGGGGTTCATCCCCATGTCCTTCAGCGTCCTCAAGTACCTGACCTTCTTCATCGCAGTGTCGAGCTTCGGCGTGTTGTCCCGATGAGCAAGGTTCTCAGGCAGCTTCAACTGGTTGAGGGCTGTCTCTGACCGCTTCAACTCCTTATCGACATCCACCTTCCCCAGCATGTCCACGATGGCTGCTCCACCCGCTTTGGAACCTGGAGTCTCCAGCGGGACGAGCTTGCCACCCTTCACAGCTTTCTCACCCTGAATCACCGCGTGGTAATCCTTCTTGGGCATCCCCAAGACCTTCATGACAGCAGGCTCGAACACTGGGTTCGGCATTGGCTCCGCCAGCTTCATGTGGGTCCACTTCTTCCCACCATGACCACCCGTCATCCTAGGGTCGAACAACCCACCAGGGCGGGGAACCGGCTCACCATTCTTGTCGAGCTTGCTGTACGTCAGAGCCGAGGGGTCCTTCAGCTCACCTGCTGACATCTTCAGGACCTGGTCGTCCGTCAGTGGTGAGACCTGCAGACGATGGCCCTTCTTCTCCACGTTCACGCCAGAGGCGCGCAGCATGTCCTCGAACTTCTGGAAGGCGAACGTCTTCTTCGGTGGAGGGATGGGGTCACCATTCTGGATGTTCCGCCACACCTCGTTGTGCTGAGAGTCCCACCTGGAACCCTCCCCACGCGTGTCCGGGCCCTCACTCTTCCAGGTCTGCATCTCCCGGATGTTGGCCTTCGCTCCGTGAGCTAACAGGGCATACAAGTCCAGGTTGCCAATGCTCTGCCCACCAGCCTTCCCACCACCAGAAGGGATGAGGGTAGAGGGGTCGTAATACTCCGGCTCACTTCCCTCTAGGGGGTTGCCCGCTCGAGCTGAGATCTTCTTGTCAATCTGGAAGTTCAGCTTGAGCATGTGCTGTGGACCTACCAACGCCTTACCAAGACTCTGCCCACTCTTCGGGTCCCTGAGCTCCTCGGTGTCGCTGAGACCATGCTTCTTGAGCTCACCCTGAATCTTCTCGAGCTGGTCTACTCCGTACTCGAAGTTCTTGACCACGTAGGGCTTGCCTGTCTTTTGGGCAATCTTGCCGGCGGCAGTCTCGAATACCTGCCCCATGTTCATGCGTCCTGGTACCCCTGAAGGATTCAACGCAATGTCGATAGGCTTTCCATTAGTCATGACCGGCATCTCATTGTCCGGGACTATGGAAGTAACGATGCCCTTGTTCCCGTGGCGTCCTGCTAGCTTATCACCGACCTGCATCGGCTCCTCTGTCCTAACGTGGACAGTGATGTTCCCTTTCTTGTCCTTGTGGACACCAACTACCTCACCAGGATGGTCTGACTTCCACCGAAGAGCGTTGTCTGACTGTTGTGTGGAGAGACTCTTACGCACAGAACGAATCCCCATGCGTCCCTTGAGCTCGTAGGGCTTGGTTGCCAACACCAGTGGGTCACCAAGCATGACCTTCTGTCCCACCTTGGCTACACCATTCTCATCTACCCTATCGTACTGGTCCTTGGTGAACGACTCCGGGTGGTGAATCCGATACTGCTTAGGGTTCGTGACCGACGTGTCAGCCAATTGGATGTCTGGCTTGTGCATGTGCACACTAGTCATCTTCTTGGCAGCGGACTCACTGATGGCCACACCGTCCTCGAAGTTCAGCCCCTTGAATGGAAGGTAGGCTGCCTGCAAGTTGGTACCGAGCGCCAACTTACCATTGTCGGTGAAGTTGTTGTCAGCAACGACCTGCCCCTTCTTGACCGTGTCCCCCTTCTTCACTCGAGCAGTGGAATCCAAGACTGCCTTGGGGTCATTGAGCGGGAAGTTGTTGTAGAGGCCAACCTTCCGCTTCTTCCCGTCGCTCCCTTTGATAGTCACAGCGTCCTTGGACACAGCTACTACCTGACCATCCACTGGAGCAGAGTGGGCTGATTGCTTGCCCATGAATCCCTCAAACGTATCCAGCCCCTCCTTCTCTCCTGCTCCGGTACCCACCTGTACCAAAGGGGCCTCACGGTGCTTGAGGGAGATGGCCTGGCTAATCTGAGAGTCAGCGTAGCTGGCGCGGTTGCCTGAATTGCTGCCCAACCAGGGGATGAGGTTGCTCGTCATGCTGAATAGCTGAGACGGCGTAGTCATCGTGTAGTCGGCGTTCTTGAACTTGTCCTCAGCTACATCGTTACCCCTACCAGAAACCTGAACCGTTTCAGCTACTGGAATTGGCCTACCCTTGTCCCACCTCACCTGGTCGGGCATAACGACCTTCGACTTGTGGAATGTCGTGGGGTCAATCCGCTCAGCTTTGTTGGTCTTCAAGTTGTAAACCGGGATAGTAGGAGTGTTCCCCTTCTTCCTCACACCTAGTGGCAAGTGCAAGCTGACACCTGTTTTCGACCCCTCCGGGGTGTGGATGGGGTCCAGGAAGCCCAAGTGGCTGGAGTTGATGAGTTTGGTCTCGTCGTTGATGCTCTGCTCAGACTGAATCCCACCAGGTCCCATCACCGTGGTTTGGAAAGAGGAGCTAATCATCTCCACCGGGTTGACCTGGTCAGCACTACGAGCCAGCGAATTCTTGTTGAAGGTGGCCTTGACCGCATCTCCGAACGTACTGGACTTGAGTACTTCTCGGATGTTCGTGGCCCGGTTGATCTTGCGAGCTGCCTTCTTCTTGATGTCTCTCTGCGTCTTCCACTCAGTGAGCTTGTCCTTGGCGTAGTCGGCAGTAGTCCTGAGCTCCTTGAACGCCAACGAGTCTCGTTCGTCCTCCGGTGCGCCTCCCAGAACGTCAATCATCTTCTTGGTGGCTCGGGTCAACGTGTCTCCCTCCACCTGCTTGAACCCCTTGCCCAGCGTCAGCTCAGTAGCCTCTGGGCGGAGCTTAGAGTCACGCATGACTTGGTGGAAGTACTCCCTGGCCTCCTGGGTATCCTTGGGAGCACGCTTCCGGTCAGCCTTGTAGAATCGCTCGAGTGCAGTAGATACGTTCCGACCTGACTTGTTTGCTGCAAAGACTTCCTTGCCCCACTTCTTTTCTAGCGTGTCATCATCAATCCCCATCTCCTTCATGAGTGGGTAGACCGGGATGGACTTAGACTTCCCCCGCTCCATCAGGAACTGCTTCTTCTCCGGGTCCAGAGTAACGTGGAATGACGCCTTGTTCGCCAGGTTGAACCGAGTCTCCAACTTCCCATTACGTCGCCGGCGCGCGTACACCCCAGGCTTGAGCTGCCACTGGTTGTCTACCTGGAGCTCATTCCCATCCACGATGTAGCTGTACCGCTTCGTCATGCGCGGTATCTCAGCCAGCTTCATCTCCTTCTGGTCGACTGTCTCACCAGTCTCGTTGTTCACCATCTTCATCTTGGCGTAGACCGGAGCCGCCCAGCTCTTACCCTCCACCTTGGCGCTGTGCTGTCCCGCCACATCCTCGGGGTCCATGTCCCCATCTCGTACATCCAACCCCTCGAGGTGGATGGTCTGCCTCTTCCCCTCGATTGGAAAGTTGCTCTTGATGCCATCCAAGACACCAACCTTCAGATCCTGGTGCGCCTCATTAGTGTTCAGATACGCCATACGCCTTTGTACCTAGCGTACCGCACCAATGTTGTCGGCTGCAAGAAGTACTGAAGTGCCGGCATAAGAACTATGAGGAAAGAGCAGCACCTCAGAAGGAGTTAGCATGACCGACCCTACTGATGACAGTGCGGACATAGAGGAAACGGATGAGGAGGTAGAAGTCGAAGAAGAGGACGGAGACATCGAAGGTACTGAAGACAAGGAAGACGAGGAAGAGGAGCCCAGCCAGCTGGAAGAAGACATCGACGCCATCACAGGAATGAGTTGATGTTCTGGTGGGGTGTCCTTGTGGGTATCGGGCAGGGCCTGGTCATCTGGCTGCAGCGCCACGTCAGGAAGACGGAGCAGGAAAAGCATGCTTGTGAACCCGTACAGCACCCCGCTGACAGTGGTACCAGGAACTAGGGTTCTACAAGAGCAGTTTGGGTTGACTGGGGCCGTCTTCGATGACCCCAAACACTCAAATCGCTACTGGCAAGTAGTAACTGCCTACGCCCCACTACCTGGTCGAGCACTAGGTGGTATCCGAGCCAGGATTGTAGACAACAAGCTGTTCTCTTCATTCGTGAACCAACGAGACCTGGAACTTCTCCTGGACATCGCCTCACCTGGAGCGTGGTGTCCTTGGACCAATGAACTCTACCCTGGCATCAATGATGAAACCGAGGGCTGGTTTGGTCTGTGCGTGGATGAAGAGGACCTGGTAGATGACCTCTTTGAAAGAGAGCTGCATCTTCGGGTACAACACCCTGGGGAGGTACTACAACCACAAGAACTACGGAGATGGATTCACTTGGGGCCGCACAATGATGTGGAGTATCTGGACCTACTCCTCTGGGATGCGGACCCTACTACCGGGCTTGGACCAGACCCGAGATTGGAGACGGTAGAGAAAAGATGGAAACGCGCGGAGCGAATCCCCCTCATATGGGACCGGCTGCTCTGACCGACGAGGAGAACAGGCTGGAAGCCGCACTCTGCCAAACGAAGCAGTCGTGCGGAGCCTGTGGGGAGGACTTCCACGCATGTGATGAAGTCCTCCTTCTCCAAGTGGTTAGGGTACACCTCATACAAGGCAACGGGCAGTACGAGGTGCACTTTGCATCTGTCCTAGATGAACAAGAAGAGTATGTGTACTACCCGTACTTTCTCGACGTTGAGTGCTGGGAAGAGCAGTTCCTAGAGCTCAAAGAGCACACTGAAGAAGCAGAGATGGTGAAGGCCAACGAGCCCATCTGTCACTGCAAGGTGTGTGAAAGCGACATCCTTGAAGCAGAACTGGTTGGAATCATCAACTATGTCGAGTGGGATGTGTCAGACCGAGAACCACAGAGCAAAATCGAGGTAGAGTACACAGTAAGTGGAGCGCCGGACATCCTTTGCACACAATGCCTGCGCACCTTGAACAACTCAGTCCTCGAGTACTGGGACACCACTGACATCTCCAACTGCGGAGAATGTGAAGAGGGTACTGAAGAACGCTGTTGGAGAAGTGGCGAGTGCACCCATGGCTGCAAAAAGGACAGAGAGAAGTTCATGCAGTCTACTGGGTGAGTGAGGCTGCGGTCGGGTATGACACCCGGCCGCATTGCCTACATCCAATTCCTTGAGGAGAACATGGACAAATTCGAGCAGTATCTAATCGTCATGATGTCGACCCCTATCGGATTCGACCCCAGAAAAGCCACAGTGCTGTGGGGCGTTCCCACCAATGTCATTGGGCCACCTGGTGTTGCCAAGACCAAGCGCATCTCAGCCATCGCAGGCGTGATGGGTATACAGTACTTCGGGGTCTGGTGTGCTACCAAAGAACCTCAGCACTTCGCTGGAGTCTACGTCCCCACCCCAGATGGTGTCTCCATCGAGTGTGGAATGCCACAAGTGAAAGCGTGCATGGAGCTGGAAGACTCAGTTCTGAACCTGGATGAGATCAGCTCTGCCACACGCGCCACCCAGTCAGCTTGCATGTCCTTCGTGGATGAACGTCAAGTAGGCGAGTATCAACTACCTCCAGGAACCCGCATCGTCCTAGCCATGAATCCGGCTGACATCGCCGCCAATGGACGAGACCTGGAAGTACCACTAGCCAACCGTATGGCCCACTACAGCTACACTCCACCAACACCAGATGCGTGGCACGAGTGGATGAAGGGCCGCTACAAGATGGAAGACGTACAACAGATGGCGGGTTCTAAGAAGGTCGTCATCCAGCGCTGGTTTGAGCACTACGACAACGTCGCCGACTCCACCTGGGAGTTCATCAAAGCCGGTGGTGGCACCTGGACCGACAAGAGCGATGGCGACAAGGGTGTGAAGCGCAACAAGTTCATCGATGTTCCAGAAGAGGATGACCCGCGCGCTGGAGGACCCTGGCCCTCTCTCCGCACCTGGTCTATGGCTATCTGGGCTGAGACGACTCGTCGTTGCCTGGAAGTAGAAGACAGGATTGCTCCCCTCATCGTTGGCAGCCTAGTTGGTGAAGGGCTAGCTACCGAGTGGACTGCCTACATGGCCAAGAAGGACCTACCCAGTCCGCAGGATGCTCTCACAGGCAAGTGGAAGATGAGTCGTAGACTCGACATCGTCCGCACTGTCCTGGACAGCACTGGCAACTGGGTAGTTGCCATCGAGGACGAGAAGGAGCGGTTTGAGTACGCTGTCCTGTGCTGGCAGTTCATCCAAAAGGCCATCGACAAGGGGTATGCTGACTCAGCCAAGTTGCCAGCCGGCTGCTTGATTGCTGCAGACCTAGACGTCAACTGCCCCAACACCAAGGTCTCCGACATCGCCGAGGAGGTCTGCAACAACCTGGGCGACACAGGGCAACTGAAGTACATCCAATGAGTAAAAAGAACGATGAGTCCGAGGCTCTGAACCGACTAGCCAATGCGCGCTCCTACCTTCTGAACCGGGCTCCCTACATCGCCTCTACCCTACTGAACCTGAGCCCGGTTCCAGTGTGGAGGCCAGAGATTACCATGGGCGTGACACGTGGGCTGGTCTTGTACATCGGCATGCCGTGGATTCTCATTGAGCCTGAGTTCAAGGATGAGAACACCAGAGACGAGATCATCGGAGGGTGCCTGTACCACGAATGTGAGCACCCACTGAGGGGCTTTGAACGCTTGGAAGCACTGCCCAACAAGGACATGGGCAACATAGCCGGTGACCTTGGCATCAACTGCGTCCTTATCCGTGAGGGATACCTACTTCCCAGCTGGGTCGTGGTCCCAGAGAAGTTCAAGTTCGAGCCATTTCTCACAATGGAGGCGTACTACAGCCTGCTTCAAGAGAAGATGGACCAGAACCAGAAGACGCTACAGCAACTCTGCCAGCAGAGCATGGGAGGAGGAAGCTCCGGTCAGGACCCAGCCGGAGGAGGAGGAAGTACCGGAGCCCCACCACAAGTGTGGCAACCCAAAGTCGGCTCGGGAGCCTGTGGTGGTGTCGCCGGCGGAGTCGTAGACCCCTCTCTGGAAGCCGAACTCGACGCTGAATATGGCAAGAGCGACATCGAAGTAGAAGCTGCCCGTCACCAGACACTGGATGCCATCAAGTCACACATCGCTCAGCACGGCTGTGGCAACATGCCGGGGCACTACGAGGAGCTCATCCAGACCCGGTACAAGAAGCCGGCGGTGAACTGGAGAAGAGTGCTGCAAACACTCCTCAATCGAGCCGCAGGCAACATCATGGCCGGTGGAGCTGACTACTCCATGAAGCGACCATCCATGTCCTCCGGGATGACTGGCATCGTGTCACCTGGTCTAGTCGACATGGAGATTGAGCTCGCAGTCGTCCGAGATACCTCACTGTCTATGGGTACGGAGGAACTGCAGCAGGTGAACAACGAGATCTTCCACGTATTGAAGAAGACGGATGTGGAAGACATCTGGGTCATCGATGCAGACACCCAGGTACACAGTGCACGACGGGTCAAAACCAAGGACATCCCCCGTCTAACTGCCAAGGGCCGTGGTGGAACCGACTTCCACGCTGCGCTGAAGCACATACGGAAACTACGCCCTCGCCCTCAGATTGTGGTGTACATGACTGATGGTGATGGCCCAGCTCCCAAGACACCCCCTCGAGGGTTTGCTGTCATCTGGTGCATCGTCAAGACTGACTACGCTCGTCGCCCAGCTACTTGGGGCACACTAGTCGTCTGTGATAAGAACCAGGAATTGAAGAAGCCCAGGATGAGGGACTAATGAACAACACAACAGAGAGGAAGAAAGGCCCGCCGATGAGTAGCTACCGCAAGGGTGAGGGACTCGGGGCGCTGCGGGTGTGGCTGAGGTTGAAGGCGATGGCGAGAGGAAGGAAGGCGGCGTGATGAGCAGCACTGACGACAAGGACGAACGTGTAGCCGTAGACCTCCCCAGTTTGGAGCCCCATGCCTGACGGCGACTTAAACGGGTGGTTCGACGTGATAGCCGAGCAAGGCCAACGTCGGCGCGTTCGAGAAGAGGAGCGCAAGCGCATATTGGCGGAAGCTCTCAAGGAAGTGGACCACAAGCCGTATCGTCAACGGGTTCGACGGCTAATTGAGCTCAGCGACAACGGGTGGATCACTTCGTCGGAGTTCATGGTAATGCTTCGGGAGTACGACGCCCGTGGCTGACCGCCCCTTCTGGGGAGTGTGCGTCGTTGCCGCTGGTGCCCGACATTGAGTGGCGATGCAACGGAGTTGTGATTTGGAGCGGCTTGCACGAGCGGTGCAGGCGTGCGCTTGAGCGAGACAAGTAACTGTCACTCAGGACCGAAAGGCCCGAAAGGACGCGATGAAAGACGAGCTAGTCATGCTGGATTCTGAGGCAGGGGAATACCGAAGTGGTGAGTGGAAGCCAGCAGAGACGACAACGATTACCGCCTGCACGTCTGATTACGGAGCACCGAAGTAACTGCACAGCACGGAGGACGCCATGAGTGAACCAACCCTATACCGCTACGCTTTCCCGAACGTGAAGCACGAGGGGTGGGCCGTGTTCCTGCTTGACTCGTTTGGCATGTTGTCGGTCGCCAGCGACTTCGGCAACTACGTTTACCACTGGCCGCGCGACGGTTGGGGGCCGTACGACTTCCGGAAGTTCCTGTTGCAGATCGACAACGGATACCTCATCGGCAAACTCGACGGCGGCCGCTCGCGCATCAGAGGAGACAAGACCAAGCAACGAATTAAGGAGGAGATATGCCGGCTGCGTCGAGACCTTAGCCTGGGGAAGGACGAGGCGCGCGACGAGTGGGACCACCTCCAGTATCACGACTTCGAGGACGATTCCGACTTCACGGTCTGGCACGGCGAGACCAAACTAGAGGCGGCGTGGGAACTGTGCTGCCACGGGCCGGAGCCCCGGTTGGTTGCGTTCGCGGAGAAGGTCTGGCCCAGGCTGCGGGAGCGGCTGCGCGAAGCGCTCGCCGAGGAAGCGGCTTGACAACTGTCATTGCTAGCAATAACAGGTACAAAAACGGCATAACAACAGTGGAGGTAAACGCTATGAGACTATGCCTACTGAAACTGTGCTTGCTGGAACTGATAGGATTGTCGGCACTGCTATCGAGTTGTACCGTCCACGTCTACAAGCACCCGGTGCCCGTCTACGTGGAGCGCAGGCCGCCCATCGTAGTTCGGAACTACACCCCTCGAGTTCAGCACCGATGGGTGAGGCACAACCGACGAGCCGTCCCTCCAAGAGGGCGCCCCCGTCAAAGGATTGCTGCCCGTCCGGCTCCCCGCCGGCGACGGGTACGGTAGAAAGGAGGGAGAGAGCCGCCAGGTTCTCTCTCAATAGCTACAAGTTCATGCCGCACGCAGAGCTAGAGGCAGGTTGCTCACCATCTTCTTGGCCTGTCTCCCCAGCAGAGCAATGGCAGTAGGCTCATCGTCGACATCTGGCTCCTTGAACATCGACACCGGGATGTCCTCATTCACCACCTTGTAAGCCAGAGCTATCAGCTCCTCCTTGGTGGGCACCTGCAACAGCACGATGTTGTTGCTGTAGCGGAACCACCGGTTTTCCTCGAGTTTGTGCTCCTCTACGAACAGACGCAGTGCGTGGCACGCCTGCGCTGCTTGCAACCCCGGATTTAGGTCACTTCTGACGATGATGTACAGCTTGTTCATGCTACGTTACTCCCACGAGCGTCGAGCATGGTGTCTGGGGAGATCCCAGGACGACTTCTGGTTACACGCAGTCCATGAAACACTCGGCGCTCGTATCTAGTGGGCGAAGCAGGACTTGAACCTGCGACCGCTGGGTTCTTTAGGCCCAGTGCTCTGCCAGCTGAGCTATTCGCCCTGGTCGAGAGTGGGATGTCAGCTGAAGACAGACATCTGCTGCAGACATCCGTACTGCCTCCGCTTGCAAGCAAGCTGCCCCTACTCCCGGCGCGGGTGGAAGGTCTCGAACCTCCGGCATCCGGGTTCTTTACGCCCGGCCCTCTGCCAACTGAGGTACACCCGCTAAACGCACGAAAGCCCTGGGCGCAAGCGCCAAGGGCTATATTGGACCCCGCCGAGGCGGTCTGACGGTCAAAGTCGTGGGTTCATTCCTGCATCATAAACAGCTCGTACCACCAGTCAACCCCCTTCTGCTCCTTTTCTGAAACCCGAGCCTTCTGCTCCTGCACGGTCTGCTGCTTCAGCCGCCCCTTCTGAGTGGTGCTTTTGTGTGGCTTGCACAGCAAACAGCCTGCCCGAACATCCTTCCTACGTCCTCGCTTGTGGTGTGCCATGAGTCCTCTGTCGTTGAGGCGGGCGTCACCCGCACGTCTATGACATGACCCCTGATATAGGTGTCGGGCATCATTTCACACCAGCTGCGTAGTTCGACGAGCTGGAAGCTTGTCTGGTAGAGGACGGTCATCCACCCCAGAAGAGATAGCCTGCCCAGCCGTACCCTTCTGAACCATCGCCAGGAACTGCTCCACCAACTGCCCGAGCTCTTCACTCTGAGAGTAGATAGCCTGGATAGCCTGAGCCTGTTGTTCCGGTGGCATCTCTGCAATCTGTGCAGCGTAGCCCTCTGCAAGCTGCACGAGGTCCACGGGCACCTGACCTTGACCCTTCTCGGGGGGCATACCGAGGTCTTGACCAGTATTCAGCCCACTCTCCGCTGAGGCAGGCACGCTGGATTGCATCTGCTGTGATAGTGGCCCAGGGGGCAGAGCTGCAGGTGGTGGAGCTCCAACCATCATCTCCGCCGGCGCGCCTTCAGGACCACCCGGCTCACCAGGAGCATTCGGCGCCTGCTGAGCTTCCATCATGGCCTGCTGCGCCTTCATCTGCATCTTCATCATGATGACCGAAGACTCACCCTGAACCTCAGCCATCGCAATCTGCTGCTTCTTCGTGACTGCCTGCCGCTCAGACATCTCACGACGCATGATCTCGTTCTCGTCCTTCTGATTGAGGTCAGCGTCTGCCAACAGGGTGGTGTCGGAGATCTTCTGCGCCTGGTTGAGCTGGAAGAGGTAGCTCTTGCGCTGCAGATCGTCAGCCATCTTGAACGGCTTGAACCTGATGCTTGCCTTCGGCCAGCCCATGAAGTGAGCCACCATGTTCATCAACCAGTTGGCCATCTGCCGCTGCCGGCCAATGTAGCTCAAGAAAGCGTTCTCGAGCATCCGCATGGAGACGTTGGTGCCAGCGTAGGAGAGCCCACCCTGAAGGAACTCCCTCGGCACGCCCATCCCCATGATGATCTGTTCGCCCATCATCTGCATCTCACCGGAGAGCAGCAGGGCCTTGCCATCACCACCAATGCTCTGATTTCCCAGTGGGAGAGGCATAATGGGGATGTAGTTGTTGTCGTGCCGCCAACGCCCAATCTCTTCAGCTACCTGGTCACGCCAGTCGATGAGGTTGACCGTTGTGAAAGGGTCCGTTGTTCCTGACGCTGCCTGGGGGAAGAGTACGCGCAGCGGCACAATGTGCTCGAGGAGGATGGCTTCCTGCGCCTTCTTCATGAGCTGCAGATAGAACGCATCCTTCAAAACTGGCAGGATCAAAGGGGTTCCCCAGCCCCGGTCGTTCCATGCCAGTGTGGCCCGCTTCATGTGAAACAGGTTGGACTTCGAGAAGATGATCCCCTTGCCCTGACGGATGGCCTGCAAGAAGATCTGAGGCATCGACTCCACCACATCCTTCTTGCCAAGGGTGATGTCGGCTCGCAGGGGTGAAGGGATGTTGTAGAAGTGGGTGCTCTCACCCGAGATGTCATTGTAGTTGATCTCGACGTCTTCAATGTTCCAACGGACTGGACGGATGGCACTGGCGTCCCGGTAGTACCAGTCCTTTGGAGTAGCTGCCCCTACGTTCCCACACTTCGGGCAGTTCAGACGGAAGTCATTGCTGGTGTAGACCCAATTGCTGCGAATCTTGCGCGACTGCTCACTGAATCCACAGGACCTGCACGTCAGGTACTTCTGGAACGGAAAGGAGAGACTGACGGGGCAGTTGCCATAACAGTTGTAGTCGAGTCCACACTCAATCTGGAAGGAGCGGAACCGGATGGTCTCCGTGAAGTACTCCGTCCACTTCTTCACTACCTCCGGGTCATCATGGTCAATGACCACATCCGTAACCGGGTACTCGCTCATCTTGAAGACGATGGCGTTGATGAGAGGATTGGTCAGGAAGTAGTAGCGGCAGAACTTGAAGAGCTGCTTGACACTCGTTGGCAGGTAAGTGTGCGCAACGTCGAAGAAGGGACTGGGGTAGTTCAGTGCGCTCTGACCGCTACCCTGAATACGTCCACGCGTTGAACCCGCCGCAAACCGACCGGGGCTGCCTGCTCCTGTGAAGCTTCCACTGACGTAACTCATAGAGCTAGTTCATCCGGTGGTAGTCCCTGCGCCGCATTGGAGTACACCCGTTCTACCATCTCTGATTGTCCCCCGTCCTCCAAAGTTGGTGCGGCTGAGTTGTCCCCCAAGCTCTGGCTCTTCTCTTTCTTCTTTGCCTTCAACAGCTTGTCGACGGTCTTTCCCAATGCTCCACCAGCAGCTGCAGTGCCTCGAGACAAGACCTCACTGCCTGCAATCGGGATGAAGGGTGAGGTGGCATAACCCGCACCCATTCCCAAGCTCTCACCAAACCGCTCCATCCTTCCACTCTCACCTGGGTCACCCTCACGAGCGAGCTCCATCCCAGCAAACCCTACTGGAAGAACCACCATACTCTTGCCGACAGCTCCCTGCTGTGTGAGCTGTGGCTTGACTCCCAGGCGCCACACATCCTTCACACCACCCTCTCTACCAAGAGACCGGACCATCCCCGGAACGCTGGTCAACCCCTTGCTCTCAGCCTCACTAGCAGTACTGAGGTACCCCTCTGCCCTCTGCTGCTTCTTGAGCGCCCTCTCATACGCCTTGCTCTTTACGCCCTTCTTCTTGCCCACTCCCTCCACTAACTTCTTGGTTCTGCCTACCTCCTTGGTGGCTACATGCGTACCGCCAGGACCTCGCAGAGCACTCACCGCCTTGGCGTATTCAGGATTGACTCGGCCACTGGGAAGAACGCGTGCGGCACCACCAGGGGTGATTCCGGTAGTTGCATGAAGTTGCCGTTGTCCGAAGCGGGATAGGGACCCTAGAGTACCCTTCCTACTGGCCAATCGGCCGGCTACATCTGCTGCTCGAGCACCACCAGCCAAGCCGGCAGCGCCGCCGAGTGCTGCACCCACTCCTGCTCCACTCAGAGCGCCTCCTCCTGCCCCGGTGATGGCGCCGGCGATGGGACTATCACCTATCTCCTCGGCCTCACGGTAGCCCTTGATGCCACCACCAGCAGCTCCTACTCCAGCACCACCAGCAGCCCCAAGTCCAGCGCCGGCGCCCATAGCTCCAGCCTGACGTCCGACAACCTGCCCTGCTCTACCGATGCCTCGACTCACGACCTTGGGGACCATCTTGGACAGAAAGCCACCGAGCACGGCCTGCTTGCCCATCTCCTCTAAGAACGAGTCTGTGCTGAGCCTAGGCATTGTACAAGAGGGGTAGCTGGTCCTGAAGCTGAGAGCGGCTCTCCTCGAGCAAAGCCCACGCCTCCAACATTCTACGCAACTGTTCGTTCTCAACGGTAGTCGAAGAAGGAGCATTTCTCGTGGCGCGCACGGTTTCCCAGCGGTTTTTGATGTCCTCGCAGTCGATGTCGTAACCCTCAGGGTCTACTTCTACGAAGTCGAGCGGAGGAATAGGGCAGAACATCCCGTCGTGGAGCTGTACGCAGGACAAGTAAGTCCTGACCTCGAGGCCCCACTGAACATCCCCGCGCACGCGGTTGGCGATGTCCACTGCAATCATCGCCTGCGGTACTGTCACTGCCTGGATGACCGAGAAGTCTGGTGGGATGCCCGTCAACGCCTGCGTACAAGGAGCGAAGACCTCCCAGTTCTTCCAGAACAGGTCAACCATGTGCATGACCTTCAACGACTGCAGCTTGTCCATGTTCAAGTCGCTGAGGCTATTGGTTCTGAAGTCGGTCAGGATGCGAAGCTCGAGTGTATCGGGCTCCCATTGCATCCACTCAGGTCCGTACGTACGCAAGAGGGCAAGGTCCAGAACGAAGGGATGAGCGTCTGGGTGCTGGAACAAGTTGATGGTAGTCGGCAGCCTGGGAGCTCGCTCGACATCCACAACTACCCGGTCATCCTCGTACTCCGCTTCCTCCTCTATTTCAGTGGAAGCATCCTCGGGGTAGTCCTTATACGTGTCCTGCAGGGCCTTGTCCCCACGCAGGATTGCTTCAACGAGCTTGCGCTCGGAGGCTCGGCTAGGCCCGGGAGGCACTACGTCCTCGGCCATTACCTACTGGGCGGTCTTCTCCGCGCCCTTTCCGTGGTTCTCGCTGTTCACCATCCGCATGATGACCAACTTCTGGTCTCGAGGCAAGCTATTGAAGATAGCTGTGGGGTCCGCCTGCATCTCTTTACAGACATCCTCACCGAATCGCTTCTTCAACGCCTCCCCATTCATGGCGGAGAACGCCTTGAGGTCTCGAGTCGTCATGTACTCGTTGCCGACAACGATGGAATCCAGTGGGTCTTCCTTCTTCGTATCAGCGGCTGACTTCCCGAAGGTGGCGTAGAAGGGGTCGTTGATCTCACTACCGTAGAACTCATTGATGCTGGCCAGCTTGTCGATCTCACCCAACGTACGAGCAAACACCTCCGGGGAGAGCCGGTACTTGTTCTCCATCAGCTCGTCGAGTAGCTCGAGGTGCTCCGCCTCCTTGATGATGGGACGGCGGCCGTCGACCTCAATCTGCAGGTGTACGTCACTGGCGTATCCAGGAGCTCCGTAGTGCTCCGCCAGCTCACTGACTGGGATGTCCAAGGCGCTGGCGCGCTTGACCATGTTGACGGCGAACTCCCGTCGGTCTTCTGGCGCCATCAGCTTGTGGCTCTCGTTGAAGTACGCCGAGGCAGCCTTCACCTGGTGGTAGTTGTCCAACGGGTACCGGCCAATGGAGGGCATGGCGGAATACTCAGCCTTCTTCTCCTGGATGACCTTGGGCGGCTCGGCGCTGGTCACGTCCACGTGAGGCTTCAGAGTCTTCCCCACCTGCGGGTTACTGGCAGGTTGCTCGCCTCCCACGCAGCACACACCGAAAGCCTCAGCCAGCTCCTTGTCCGGGTCAGGCTTCACTGTACCCTCGGCTGTCTTCTCCACTCCGCCTCCCGGGATGTGCATACCGTGCGCGTCGAGGAAGTCGTCCACCCGCTCATTGCGGATGACCTCTGCCGTCTTGGGGACAGACAACTTCTTCTCTGGCCGAGTAGAAGTACCCTGTGCATCACTGTGAGACATGTCCCATGTACCAGCGAGCTCGGCCTCCTTCTCGGAGTTGCCGTCTGCCGTCTTCCAAACCTGTTCCTTGCGTACTTGTTGAGTCATGTTCACTCCGCAAACCGCGTAAGCCCCTGCGGCGGCTCGAGCCCATACCAGCCACACGCAACGATGAGGTTCTGTGCGGCAACCTTCTGCGCTTCCTTGGGCAGCTTGTGCGCAGTCTTGAGGAAGTACTCCACGCTGAGCGCTGTGTTGCCCTCATCCACACAGGCGTACTTCCTGATGGTGGTCTCACCGTTGTTCTGAAGAACCAAGGCGAAGGCATCGTCCGGTAGCTGCGCGTGGAGCTCCGGGGTGATGTGGCTAGCCTCC